GGAACTATCTGCTACAAGAGTTTCCCCATTGTTGCCCACGGCTACTCTAGCCTGGGTAGTGGAGTAACCGAATAAATCACCCTTTGCTGTTAACGGCGAATTAGCCGTTGTTGGAACTCTACCTGTAGCCATTAGTTCTTACCTACTTTCATACCTTTTGGAAGTGGCTTTGAGTATTCCCACTTTGTTATATAAACAGTTTCATCGCCATCATCCTTTAGCAAGATTGACCCACTGATTGGATTAAAATTCGCGGTTGTTAATTCTGGATAAGTTGCAAGTATTGCTTCATAAATAGTCATTTATGCCCCTAAGTAAGTAATCTGCATATTTGTGTAATAGTAAGCCGTACCAGTAGTTGTCAATGTTGAACCTGAATCTTGATACAAAGCCATTTCAACATACATTCCAGCGGTTAGTTGATACACTGCCGATAGTGAAATATAAGAACCGTGAGACGCTGAATTGACGGCTGACGAAGCAAAATTGACCAAAGTGCCATCAACAAGATGATAAACAACTCTTTGACCTGACGCGTTTGATGAAAAATCACCTTTAGCCGTTACTAAGTATTTGCCACTCATTCCAGTTGGAATTGTTAATCGTGAATTATTTGTAACATTGTCGTGAAATCCGTCCGTGTCAAAAACTTCTGTATCAAAAGTAATTGTTGTTTGGCTGGCACTTGTAAGATTTTGATTGGCAGATTTCCATACTGAAGCACCTTGAAATCCAACATACTTTAAACCAGTTGCTTCACTTGAAGCAGCAACTAATTTTGTGTTATTTGCGCCAACCGCTAGGCGGGCAGGGGTATCGTTGGCAGTAGCCGTCAGTAAATCGCCTTTAGCGTCAAAGATGGTCGGCTGGATACCACCTTCAATTACAGGTATGCGTCCAACTGTCATTTATGATAACTCGCTTCCGAAAGCATTGAATGAGAATGTTGCTGCTGAGGCATAGACTGTGACCACATCTGTGGTAGCAAGGGTAATGCCAAGGGTTAGCGTGTCAGTGGCATTGCCTGGGAGGGACACATCGTAGGCTACATAGTGCTGTGCTGCCAGGGTTGCTCCTGCTGGGCGTACCGCTACGCGGTAGGTACCTGCAGTTGCTGTCTGGTTAGCAATGGTGATTGTAGATACAATCGCCTGTGTTGCCGATGGCACCGTGTATAGTGTTGTTGCCGTGGTAGCAGACGGGTTAGACTGCCCTAGCACCTTGTATGTTGTTGGCATTATTATTTCTCCTTAGTTACATTCCACCGAGCATAAACACGGTTGGTGTGGGGTCAGTTGTTATTGCAGCCCAACTTGCAGTTGTGCCGTCAGTTGTTAAGTATTCTCCAGCGTTACCAGTCTGGCTAGGTAGAGCATCAATTGCTGCCCAAGCAAGACCTGTTGCTGTTGCTGAGTTTACAGTAAGTGCATAACCATTAGTTGCTGCAACTGTTAGTTGGTCAAATGAACCTGCGCCAGTTCCTGCTAGTAAATCTCCCTTGGCATCAAATGATGCGGCGACTGCGGCTGCAGCGGTTGCTGCGCTAGCAGCAGCGCTTGTCGCTGATGTTGCAGCAGAAGTCGCAGATGTGGCTGCACTTGATGCACTTGTTGCAGCAGCACTTGCAGATGATGCAGATGCTGTAGCAGAGGTAGCAGATGCGCTAGCACTTGAGGCTGAGGCAGTTGCACTGTTAGCAGAAGCCGTTGCAGATGCAGCAGCGCTTGTAGCGCTAGTTGCTGCAGCGGTAGCAGAGTTAGCAGATGATGTTGCATAACCTGCAATTGTTGCTACTGAGTTAGCAGCAGTTGTTGCACTTGCTGCTGCACTAGTTGCACTAGTTGCCGCTGCTGTGGCAGAGGCTGCTGCTGAGGTAGCACTTGTGGCTGCTGCTGTGGCTGAAGTTGCTGATGCTGTTGCAGATGTAGCAGATGCTGTTGCACTGTTAGATGCACTCGTTGCAGAAGTAGCAGCAGATGTAGCACTAGTAGCAGCACTTGCTGCTGAGGTAGATGCTGCAGTTGCTGAACCTAAAATGCTATCTACATAATCCTTAGGGGTAGCAGATGATGCTGACATACCCGCAGAAGATAAACCAGTAATAACTGGTGAGCCTGAGATGGTTGGGCTAGTTAAAGTTTTGTTAGTAAGGGTCTGTGTTGCTGTATCAAGAACTACTGTGCCTGTAGTATTAGGCAGGGTAATTATATTATCTTGTGTAGGGTCAACTACTGTAAGGGTAGTCTCGTGAGCATCAGCAGTAGCACCTTCAAAGACAATACTTGCATCTACACCAGCACCTGTGATGCTAGGGTTGGTAATGGTAGGGGCAGTAAGGGTCTTATTGGTTAGGGTCTGGGTATCTGTAGTACCCACCACAGCCCCTGTAGCCCCGTGTACGCCTGTTGTGGACTCAATGTGAACATTAGCCTCACGGTAGTCACGACCAATAGCCATGTGACGTGTGACTGCACCAGCCGAGTGGGCTTGGGCAGAGGAGCCATCTATAGCACGAGTAATGGTAAAGGTATTAGTAGATACCGCCGTGGCATCTACAATTTCTTCGAGCGCTGTATCTGGGTCAATGACCAGGGTAAAGGTTGTACCGCCTGAGATGGTTGCACCACCCAGAAGCGCAGGCCCAGACTGAACAACAATCGTTGTTGCACCAGCAGTAACCGCGCTAGTCAGCGTAGATTGCTGAGAGCGTGAGGAGTAATTTCTAGTTGTCATTTATATTCCTATCGGCTGTAGTGAACTCGTGTTGGGTACTGAGTTAATTGCTTTTGCTTTTCTTCATTAAGACGCTGTTGATATAGTCCAAAGATTTGACGCACTGCTGTATTAGATGCACCAAACGGACGCTTAGAATCAATCTCATCAGCCTGTGGGCTGTACTGAGCAGCACGGGCTGGGTCAAGATAAGACAACAGTCTGTAGGCTGCGCCTAAAATAACTACATCTTTAACTGTATTTGATAATCCAGTCTGTGTAGAAAAATCTTGTGTGTTAGTTGTAAAAGGCATTGGGTGTGTAGCATACATAGCCTTAACAGTTCTACCAGGAATAATAACATCCTGAATAGTTACAGTTTGGGAACCGCCACCCCATGTGGCTACATCTGCAAACGGGTCAAATGACCAACGCTTAATTCTAATCCATTCTTTTGTTGGCCCAATATCCTGCCATGACATAGTAAGAATGTTCTCTATGTATAAATCTTGAAACTCATAAGTAGTTACCGCTGCATTATAAACAAATGATGTTTGCTTAACTGCATAGATGGCAGAGCCAACTGCTTCAATAGTATCGTTAATAGCCTTCTTAATAACATAGCGCGGGAAAATAGGTGAGATAGTTACCTTTGCATCCGCGGCATGAGTAGCAGCATCTGTTCCCAGATAGCCTCGTCCGTAAGGGGCGACTGTTGCTGTATTACCAACACGGTCAAATGAATCAACCCACATTAATTCTTCATCAACCTCAAGTACACCTTTACCCACATTGCTGGTGTCTCCAAGAGACAAGATTGTAGGTGAAGTACTTGGTGAGGTTAAACCAGTTACCGCAGTTCTAAGATAGGTAGAGCGGTCTTGCTGGTATGTGTAACCTGATAGATTGATAAGCACTTCATCAATCATCTGTGTCAATGTTGTTGTCACAGGTCTATGCTCCTTAATGCAACAATGGCTGATAGTCCAGTAGTTCCTGCTAATTCATTACAAATAGCGTTAAGCATCTTGTATTCATCAGGTTGACGATTTGCATCAGCCTTAATATTTAGAGCAGCAATAATACCTAAGCCATTAGTCTCAGCATAGTTGTTTGCTGCACCTTGTTCGGACTGATATGCATCTGGTGTTGGGTACGTCCCACTATTTGCAAGACGATTTAACTCGTCGGCAAGTGTGCTACCTGCTACTCCTGTTGCCATTATCTAAACCTCGCTGCTTTCTTTGCTATTGACTTTGGTTGCTTTACAAACTGCTTGCCTTTTCTATTGCCAGCGGCCTTTGCTTTATTAGTTGCTGCTTTTTCAGCAGGACTTAATGCAGCCCATGCTGCTGCTGGTAAATATCTTTTCTTACCTTTAGATGGTTTGCCATCAGAAGTTTTCCACTTTTGTGCAGTCCACTTCTTAAGTGACTTTTGAGATTTAGCAAGGGCCATTACTTGTACCCTCCGCCTGCCTTCTTGTATTCAGTAGCAAGCAACTGTGCTTTACGAGCAGACCATTCACCAGGGTCTCCACCTCTAGAGCCAGCCTTAATCTTCTTAAACAATGCAGCACGCATAGCGGGCTTAGTGTAGTTACCAGCAGCATTAACTGTAGATTTCTTTTTCACTTCTTAGCCTTGTTTCTCTTAGAGATAGCAGCAGCCTTAGCCTTTGCATCTGACTTTGAAGAAGCACCCCATGCTTGCAGTGATAGAAGTAGACGAGTAGGCGAGCCATCAGGCTTGCGCTCTGGACCTGGCATCCCACCCATCCGTGCTAGGAAGGATGCCCTGCGTGGATTGTCTCCAGATTTAACAGGAGCCTTAAGAGTGCCACCCTTATAGGATGCACGACCTTTTGCGTTAAGTCCTCCCTTAGGATTCTTGCCTTCTTTACGCGTCCATGCTGGAGACTTAGCCATTGTTTACTCTGTTCCTCTTCCGCCTTGCCAACCAGGAATCTTTGTAATATCACCCTTATACTTAATGAGTAATTCTTCAAAGGCTGTAAGTTTGCGTGGCTTAATACGTGTCTGAATATCTCTAACTTCTGCTGGTGTTTTACTTTTAGATTTATTTGGTTGCTTAGGCATTTTTGGCATTTATTACTTCTTGCCCATCTTCTTCATAGCCATCTTCTTTGCTGTCTTCTTAACAGCCTTCTTCATTGGCTTGCCCATCTTTGAAGCCTTCTTCTTTGCAGCCATTTTGCCTGCTGCTGTGTATGGAAACTTCTCTCCGTCTACCATTGGCATTATATTTGTCCTATCTCTTTCATTACTGCTACGGTTGATTTGTTTACTTTGTTTGCATCAGGCATTGTGTTCGAGTTATATGGTCTGCCCAATACTTCGGAAGCCTTTTCGGCTTCACGAATCCTTTGCATTGATGTACCGCCAGGTTGTATACCTTGTGCTCTAGCCTCATTGTAAGCATTTAGTTCTTGGTTAAACGCTCTCTGTGGTCTTTGACGACGAGAGTCAGCATCACCTGTACCTAGTTCAAGGGTCATAACTTTGCACCCAAAACATCCCTCTACATATTCAGGATGTGTTTGTATTTGATGTAGACTCATAGTTCAGTAAAGTTTGCTTCCGTCACTCCTACACCACCAGCAATAAGCGCTGCTTTAGTAGTGTCATCTACTGTGTGGGCATAGCCACCACGATAGACAACTGGGTACTCAGGTAAATCAGAATCAAGTGGATAACGAATCTGTTGGTACTGTCCATTAGTATTTAATACAATAGAAATACCACGGTCTAACTTATAGAACTCAAACAGTCTATGCATGCCTGCAGGACCTTCTTCAACTGTTGGTGTTTTAAATGACCAGTTAGACATTCATCCTCCTTTAGTGGACTCACCATAAGGCTGGGTTGCCCCAACCCTACAGTCAATTAACTACTAGAGAGCAGCGATTGATGAACCTGATGTGATTCGGTATAGAGCCTCATCGCGGTAAACTGCAAAGCCAAGTACGCCGTACCAACCCATTGGGCGGAAACGCATCAACTTATCAGTTACGTTACCAATAACGACATGTGGCTCTTCAGCAACGGCTTCTGCCATTGCCTGTGAACCTGCAACGATTGTGTCAAAGACACGTGTTACAGGTGTAACTGTGATTGTTGTTGATACTGTGACTGCAGCAGAGTTAGCAACGTCAACAGTAAATGTTGTTGTTGAACCTGATGTTGTGATTGCAGTAATCTTCGCAGATGTTCCTACGCCTGTTCCTGAAATCTTATCGCCAACTTCAGCGCGAGCAGCGATAACAGATGATGAAGCAACGCCGAATGTGAATGCGGCTGAAACTCCTGCAACTGTTACTGCTGTTGTTGCCAATGCTGACTGGTCTGCACCTGACTTGGCATTGAACAAACGTGATGACTCTACGAAGAACGCGCCTTCGTACTCACCGATTTCTCCAGCCCAAATCTTGCTTGCTTCTGAAGCAGACTGTGACTGTGGGTAGCGCCATCCTAGGTCGCCTGTCTCAGCACGAAGGTCGTGTGAAACTTCTGGGTGAATACCTACCCAGTATGCTGCTCCACGGCGGCCCTTGGCCTTGTTAGAACGCAACTTAGCAACAGCCTTGCGAATGTCTGCTGAATCTAGTGTAGATGATGCAGCGATTGTTGCAGTTGATGTTGCTGTACCTGAGAAGATGTTATTTGTACCTGAGCGTAGAGTTGTCATTGCAACCTTGTCAATTGAATCTGCAAGGTTGTATGCAATGATGTTAGCAATTGCTGGGTCTACATCTGCAAGTGAGAAGAGTTCCAATGCGCGAGTTACTAGAACTGCGTTACCGTACTCATTAAGTGTTACTGTGACAGAGGTTGGTGTTGTCAGTGCTACTGCATCTGGGTCAACTGTCTCTGTTAGTGTTCCTGTTACTGCATCAAGGTCAACGTACTTCTGTAGAACTACTGTTGAACCTGGAATTGATTGACGTGCGGGGCGCTTATCTGCGACAGAACGAATTAGGGGTTCTGAACGGAGAGCGAACTCGAGAAGGCGGTCATACGCCTTTTGTACGAGACCAGCGCCGCCTACTGTACCGCCGAACGAACCGCTCGAGGTATCTGTATATGCGTTTGCCATGTTTTTTAGTCTCCTTGACTATGAACGGATATTATTGTTGTGATTGAAGAAAAGCAATAAAATCTTCAGCGCTCTCAAAATTGCCATTTAGACGAGCGTTCATATCATTTGCTTTATCTGGCGAAATACCCTGCTGCGTCACAATATCTTGCTGGCGTAATGCTGCAAGATTAGTATCGTCATTATTAGACTTAGGCTGATACCCAATTAAATCTCCGTTGTCAGATAGCCAATTATTAATTGACTCTTCATTAACTTCGGATATATCCTTTAGGATTAGCCGTGCTGCTTTGGTATTTACGCCCTTCTTTTCTAGGACTTCCTTAAGTGTCGCCTCACGCTGCGCCTTGGAGAATGTCTCAAGTTGCTCAGTAAGTTCCTTAATACGTTTTTCATCTGCACGCTTGGCTTTGCGTAACTTTTTAAGTAAGTCACTACCATCCAATGGTGCTTCCGTTTCTGTATCCAGGTCGTCATCTTCTTCATCCCAGTAGTTGTTGCTCATAGCAACCCACCCTTCTATTCGTTGTTAGTTCGCAGGCCACAGTTCAGTTCGGGGAAACTGGCTGGCTCCTACTATCGGTCTAATACGCTGCATGGGGCCGATAGGTCCATGTCAGGAATTTAAAATGCGCCGCGATTTTGCGACGCTAGGCTCTTGCTATCTGCTATACCAGAAGAACCTTTAAAGCGAGAAGCCTCTTCTTCAATTAATCTTTCTTGCTGTGTTAATGCTTTACCGCTTTTACGCAGTACTACATCTTCAGCAAAACCTTGCGTATAAGCAGGACCACCTTGAGAAGATATCTCACTAAGGAAAGAACCGCGTGGCAAAGCCTGTGCAATGTAGCGGTATCCAGCCTGTGCTTCAGTTTTGTCAACACCAAATTCAGCAAGTGATAGCGCTGATGTAAGAGATGTTGTTAAGCCTTGTGCTACAGCAGAGCCACCAATTTCAGCAGCAGTTACCTTCTGCTGTAACTTAGGTAGATTTTCTGTAGGATTTAAAAAGTAAGAAACTAAATCAGTATCGTTAATGTTGTAAAAAGATTTAAGAGTATTACGAGTAAATGGGTCAGCGTTTTTAACTCTAGTTACTGCTAGGTCAATACGGTCCTTAAACTCAACGGCAGAAATATCTGCAGCAATAAACTCGGCAAACTTCTTATAGTTATCTTTACGATTACTACTTACCATGCTGCCTAAGCCATAGGCTTTAAGTGTTTGGGCGTAGGAACTTTCAAGATTAATGTACTCAGCCTCAGATAGGACATTCAAGCCCTTCTTAACACGTTCAAAGTTACCAGCAAAACGAGTTGCATATGCACCAGCAGGATTAGTCTTTAGTTTAATTAACGCTTCGGCTGATGTAAGACCTTGCTTCATATAGTCTGCAATTTCACCTGCAAGTTCTTCAAGTCCATAAGACCTAAACAAATCTGTAAGCATTGCAAACGCATCACGCGTTGCATCGCTAATTTCTTTTTTTTCTGGCTTATCTTCTACGGGAGCAGCGGGTGCAAATGGACTACCAGGTGGATTAAGAGTTAATACTTTGTCACCTTGAGTAGTAATAACTCTACCAGTCTTAGGGTCAATCTTAGATGTAATACCTAGACTACTATAGTTTTCATTAATACTTTTAACTACATCAGCAGCACCTGCTGCTGCATCTAACTGTGCTTGAGTCTTACCAGTTGTTCCTACTTTTTTTCTAGAGTATTCATCGTCTGCAATTTCTTGTTGCGTAGGACGAGCAGACGCTGCCATAATACCTTGTAGTGTTGTTGTATCAACACGTGCAGGTGTAGGAGTTAATAGTGCTTGCTCAGCCTCAAGGCTGGCTAAAGATTTCTTTTGCTTAGCAAGTAATGCTTGTGCTTGCTTTAAGGTTGCTGCTGCTTTTTTTTGCGCTGCTGTCTGTGCCATTAGCCCATGAATCCAAACGACTTAAGTATGGTGTTAGCAAAATCAGCAGCAGTATTACGTGCTTCATCTGTTTGTCGCCATAGTGGGTTTGCTTGCATCTGTCTATTAAACTCTGCAGTACTCATTAGTCCACCATCTCTAGTAAGTGCCATCTGTACATCTTTGTCATTAAAAGCATCGGTAATTGGAATACCTAGTTTTCTTGACTTAATCAATGCATACTGGTCAGCAATGTCTTTAACATTTCCACCATTAGTAATGTGGTCTTTAAGATTGCCATACATAGTTATTGCGTTAAGACGCATACGTTCTGTTTGTTTAGCGATAGCATCTCTTTCTGTGCCACCAGCAATAACATATTTAAGTGCTTCGCCTGCTGTTAGTGGTTGTCCATATTCTGCTCCAGCCTTTTGCAAAGCCGCAATCTGTACAGCAACCTGGCTACCCTTAGCAGAGGCAAGGATTTCTCCAGCATCTGTACCCTTAAGGGCTTTAATAACAATAGCGTTTTGAGAATTAAGTCTTTCTTGTGGAGTAAAGGCTGCGCCTTTTCTGGTAGAAGTAGTTATCTTTCCAGTTGCATCACGGGTTGAAACTGTCTCAACCGCAGACTTCTTTTCCCGTGCATTAATATCTTTATAGTATTCTTCTTTTTCTTGCTGTGTTGCTGGTCTACCTACAGCATCAATCATGTAGTCATTGATTTCATTGTAAGCATCGCCAGCAGTAGTAAGAATTAAATCTGTATCTTTAAAGGTTCCAGCCTTGCTTGCTGGTTCTCCCGTTCCAGCCCCACCCTTACCAGAGTTAAACCATGAAGAAAAAGGAACTTGCTTAACGCCTTCAATTTGAATTTTACTTGCAGCATCAAATGTATATTTAGCAATTGCATTATCAAGACCAGACAACCAGTCGTTTTGTTCTAGTTGTTTTTTTGTAATCCAGTTACGGCTAACTAACTCTTGCTTTAAACTTTCTAATTGTCCAGGTGCTGAGTAGTTCTTTAGGAAAGCATCACGTGCTGAGATAATACTTTTATACTGGTTAATAGTTGTTGAGCCATCAGCGTTTTTTGTATCAACAAAATAGATACGCTCTCCATTAAGAATAACATTACCAGAAGATTCAATTGCATAACCTTTAAGTCTGTCTTCTGCTACATCTACAGCACCGCCATCTTCAAGAGGTTCTGGTGTTTCTACAGTCTTATTTTCAGGGCGAACTACTCCCTTAGGCGCAGGTGGCAATGGTTTAACTTTTGCTCCCGCATTTTTAGCAGCAGTCTGAGCATCGTATGCAGCCTGTACCGCTGCTTCATACTGAGCCTGACCACGTGAAGGTATAAGTGCTTCTGCTTTCTTAAGGTCATTAAGTGATTTTTCGTATGCATCGAGTGCACCTTGCGCACCCTTTTGTTTTTCACTTGTACCTTTAGCACGATTAAGTTCTAGGCGTGCAGCGTTCTTTGCATCTTGTGCTCGTCTGTATGCAAGAGAGGCGGCATCATATTGTTTCTTTAAAGCATTAAAATCTTTTATGCTAAAGTTACGTATACTGCCTGGCTTTGCATCGTTCTTTTCTTTATTATCTAAAGCAATTAAATACCTTTGCTCTAAACCACCACGTCCAGCAGTACCATTAAGGATATCAAACGTACGGCGTGCTTCTTCTGAAGCATCAAAGAAGGCTTCTTCTAAACCTCTAATGTCAGCCATTACTTTAACTCCTTATAGACATAGTATGATTCACGTGAATAAAATCCAAGTATTGATTTAAAGATTGCGCGGTTGGCTTCTGTTACATATAGGTCGCCTACCATTAACTCATTTAGATTAGCCTCTATCTGCTCTTTTCTTTCCCGCTTAAGTTGTGCAATGTTTTCAACATTCTTTAACTCTGGGTCAGTAGAGAAAGCAACAAACTCTCGTATCATTTTAATTGCCATCATTAACTTCTGGCGTGTGGCTGGTCTAACATCAGTCTTAGGGTTTGAAATTAACTGCTCAAGACTATTAAGCATTACAGACTCGTTACCAATTTCATTACCAGAACCAATAAGTTCTGAATTAAGTAGTGGGTTGTTAGCCTTTAGTGCTGCACGTTGTTGCTCTGCTGCTTTAATAACATTGGCTCGTAGTTCTGGGTCTGACAGATTATTAAGAATATCTTTTTGCTGACGAGCAATGTCATAATACTTCTGCTTATCCTCTGCTACCTGTATATCTGTGTAGTAATCTTCAAGAGACTTACTCTCAATAAGACCTGCTGCCTTAATCCAATTATAAGTACCAGCATTAAAGTCACCAATCTGTGGTGCAAAGATGTAGGCAACCTCGCCATAAGTCTTAATTAAATCAGCGTTCTTGATGCCCCAGTTCTTTAACTTATCTGTGTTCTTAATAAGAACGCTAGTCTGCTTATCCTCACGGGCAACTGTATAGATAAGTTTGCCTGGATTCTTGCCAATGTATGTAGCAAGTGCTACCTCGTATGGGTCTGAGATGTCTCCATTATTAATAGCGGTTATGCCATTAAGAATATCAAAGAACTCTGAACGCAAAGTAGTAATGCCAGTATCTTTAATATAGTCAGGAACTCCTACGGACTCCATAGTTGTAGGTGCAACTGGTGATAACAGACCTAGGAAGTGACGCATAAACAATACGTTATGTGCTGAGATACGGATGTTCTTTAGGTATTCAGACTTCTCTTCATCTGTAGCATCTGCTGCAATACCTATTCCGTTGGCTGCATTGTAGGCAATAGCCTGCTGTGCAGCGGTTACTTCTTGTCTAGACTTCTCATCAAATCCCAACATACCCCAGACACGCTGTAAGGATGAAGGAACAACAGCACGGAATATATCAACATTGTCACCAATGTTACCTAGTGCAAATGTATCAATGCTTTCACCTAGTTGCTGTGAGTATGGCTGTATTGCACCACCAACAAATGGAATCTTTCCTGGAACTATACCAAGCAAGTTCTTTACAGCAATAACTCCTAGCCCTGCAATAGGGCCAGACAAGGTAGGAAGACCAGCATCTTGTGAGAATGATGGGTTAACCATTCTTAGTTTAAATGTAAACTCATTAAACAATGGCTGGCTGTATCCAGTATTACCTGTTAGCGCACGAAATGCGCCATCTGTAGCCTTGTAGATAATGTTATCTATAGGCATTACTACATATGGCTCACCTTCAGCATCGTTAAAGATAGCGCCACTTGATTCAAGTCCTACGTTAACTAAACGCAAACGATACAAAGTGCGTGGTGCTACATCCTTTAAACGATAAATACGGCGATAAAAATCCTCAGTTGCTCTATAGTAACGACCAACAGTACGTACACTAAATGAAAAGTTAGAACGTATCTTTGGGTTATCAGCAAACTTTAGAATAGTATCTGCTGCTTCACGCACTGCTAATTCAGTAAAACGCTTTTCGGCTATAGCCTTATACTTCTCAGTTACTGCATCAATTTGTTTTTGAGTAGCACCAGCAAAAGGACCCATCTCATTTGCTACCTGTTGACGAACAAACTCTTTTTCAATACCAGCATACTTCTTACGCAACTGTGCATATGTAACCATAACTGCTGGTTGACGGAATAAACCAGTTACTTGTTGGTCCATCCAGTCCATCATAGTATTTCCGTAGCGTCTAAATACAGACTCTACATCAAAGTCACCAAAGGCTATTTCAGTATTGATAGGTCCGCTAATACGGAATCCTTGGCTAGCATCTTGGAACTCATCTAAAGGAATACGTGCAACCGCTGCGTTCCAAGTAGGAATGCGACCAGATTCTGCACTCATCTTGACTAGTTGCCCGTAACTATTCTTAACTACATCTAATAATCCTTGATTAAACTTGTTAGCATCACCATGGAATGTTTCATACATATCAGTAAACATACGGAATAACTGACCACGGGCAATCTGCTCATCATCTAGTCCACGCCCACGGGCCTGAAC